GCACGACGGTATTCTTTACGTGCATTTTCGACAGCACGAGCTTGTATTTGGGTCATTGGAAACTCCATAGTGAGGTGTAGTTTCCCGTTCCTTCCCTCCATTCTTGAGGTACTTGCGTCTGCTAAATGTCAGCAGATGAACGTATTTATATTCTAGCTATTTAATTGACCGTCCTAAGTCAAATTCAAAAATAGCGCTTTGTAAAAAGGTTTTTAATTTAAACAGTTCTTCCTGATCTACTTTGCCTTGTCCTGTCCACTTCTGTAATGTCAATGCGACAGCAGAATGGAGCGCACGTATTGCACGCTCATCAAACTCACAAACAATATGAAGTTCTTCCATACTGTGATTGTATCAATCACTAATTAATGAGTAGCTGCCCAGTTATCGCCGTTGTCTGCAGCTGCAGTAATAGGCACACGAAAGTTGTAATATTTTCCTGCCATAGGAGCTGCTTCCACAAGCAAAGCTTTGACTCTGTCCACTTCTGCAGGTATTACAGATAGCTGAACTTCATCGTGTACGTATGCACAGCGAGTGTAGTCATGGTCATAAGCAAGACCTGCATCATCTAAGAGATCCTGTCCGATAACACACCACCTTTTGCTCAGAATCGCACCACATGACTGCAGCAGGAAGTTGAGCGAACTGTGTTCTGCACGACAGAAGATAGGTCTACCGTCTAGTGCTTTCAGTTGTCCAGCACTGCGTACCTTGGCTTTGACAGCGTTGACTAGGGGCTCTAGACCAGGAATAGCATCGAGAAACTTACGACGCAGCTCAGTGCCAAGAGATTTCTTCTGAGCATCGCTCAATTCAGGGTGCAAAATGTGGCCCAACTTAACATCGCCAGCTCCATAAATAAACCCATAGACCAGCGACTTGACCTCAGATCTTGTGCAACCAACGCGCTCGGCATTCTGTGTATGAATGTCACCGTTGACGACAACATCAGCAAATGCCCCTTCATCGAAGGCAGCAAGGTAGTGCCCAAGTGCTCTAAGTTCGAGACCCTCCAAGTCTGCCCCGACCATCACCATTCCAGGGTGAGGAATAAATAACTGTCGTGCCCAAGGTGCACTTACAACTTGCCCAAGATTCGGAGATCGGTGACTATTTCGCCCACTGATTGTGGCAAGAGAACAGCTGTGATGAATACATCCGTCAGCAGCAATTGTATTGAACCAGGAGTTAGAGCCTTCAGACAGCTGACCCATCCACTTTTGAAGACTTAGAAGACGGATAAACATCTCACACTCTTCATGCAACTTGGTGTTGCCTTGTTGGAGTGCTCTGTCACGTAGCTCAGATAGTGCAGCTTCATCAACCTTTGGTTTGCCTGTGTCAGTGACTTTGGTAAAGCGAGCACTACTGAAGTTCTGCAAAGCCCACGCAATATGCTGACGACTCGTTGGATTAAAATCAAGCAGCTTTGTCATAGGCGCACCAGCGATATAACCTTTAGTTTTATTTGCACGTTTAGGCGTATAAACCTTTCCCGGAATATAAATAAAACGTTTAGAGATCTTATCCTGTAGATCTTTCATCTCCTGTTCAAACTCAGCACGCACTCGTTCAGCAGCTTGAAGATCAAAGCGGAACCCACTTGCTTCTTGCTGAGCCATAATGGATGCCATGCGCATTTCAAGTGCAACGCAATCAATCACTTTCATCAGTATCCTCTTCAGAATTAGGTTTACGGTTAAAGCCAAACTTCAGCTTGGTAGCTTCTTCTCTTTTTTTAGTTCGTTCACTTTGAGCTAACTTCGCTACATTCTCCATAACTTTCAATGTGTCTTCAGTGGTTGCCCACTCAGGCATTCGTTGATCAATGATATTAAAAAGTGGGAAAAAGGTATCAGCAGCTTCAGTCATTTCAGCTGAAGTCAATGGTGCGTTTTTATCAGGCATAGTCTTTAATTCTCCGTTGCATAAGTTGCCATAGTTTGAGGGTGACCTCGGTGTCCTGAATGCAGTAATCGAGCATTTCAGGTGTGTAGACAGCCCAGTTGCCGTCATGCTTTCCAAAGTCACCTTTGAAGCACTTCAATCGATAACCCCAAGCTTCCAATGAATGTCTGCCATACATACGTTGAGGCATACCGCTTGGACGCCGTTCGTAATCACGGTCTTCAATATGGGGATAGAACAGTCTGCTAAGAACAAGGGTGTCCATGACTTGACCCTTGGGATCAAAATCAGGGAACTGTTCTTTGAGTAGTGGGATGTCAAAACCTATAATATTGTGACCAATAAGTAGATCAGCATTTTCTAGTTTCTTTACTCCTTGAATGATGGACCGGTCAGGCTGATGATCAAAAATATGAGTACTGCTGTCGACAGCATCACGCATAACCATGCAGTGGAGAGTAGATCCTCTCCTGAGTAGTCCAGTAGATTCAAGGTCAAATAGTAGCTGTGTTGTCATCGAAGGTATGTGCTGAATTGTCTGGATCATATTCATCTGGCGCAAACGGGTTTGCTTGCGGGAAGAGAGTTTCGTCGATATCTCTGTCATTTGTATTCTTGGTAAATCTTGGGTCTTTGTCTAAAAACACTGGCTCGATTGCCATGTTTAATTCGCGAGCAAGACGTGCAGAACGTCTGAACTCTTCTTTGTAATATGGCTCCCAGTCATGCGCTAGGAGAACAATCTTTTTGATTCCCATTAAATGTGCCTGAAATATGGACGTCGAAAACGGGTAGCGAGTTGTATAAATTACAGCTCCAATGGCAGGTGTTCCTGCTTTTGCGGCAGCTGCAATTGCATATGAAATGCAGTCAATCTCAACCATACTGTCTGTCAATAAGCTTCTACCATCTCCTATAATCTCTCTATCTCGAACAATAATACATCCTCCAGGAGATTTGGGATGTGTAGATGCTTTACTAATAGTTAAAGCTACATCTATAAAGAATCGTTCTCTATTTTTGATGTAAGTTGGGTCACCTTTAGGGCTTGGCATATCCACAGTATTTGATTCTAGTATCTATATTAAGTAGTGAGTAATCAATATGTGAGACAATCAATGAGCTACGTAATGGGGAATTTTTCAAACGATAAATTTCATGTGGAAGATTACACCTCGTTTACTAAAGAAAGTGAATGGGAAGACGATTGGAATAAAGTACATACGGATATGGTGAATAGCCCTGCTCATTACACAGCTGGACGCTACGAAGCAATTGAAGTAATCGAAGATGCAATTCAGGCTGCACCCAGCACAAAGCAGGGCTTTCTGCAGGCTCAAGTTCTGAAGTATTTACTACGTCTTTGGTACAAATCAAATAGTAAAGAAGATGCAGAAAAAGCACAATGGTATCTCAACAGATTGGTTGATTCGTTAAACTATTAAAGCCGCAGTTATGCGGCCTGTGAGTCAACAACGTCGGAAGAATAGATAATTCTTACGTAGTTCTAAAACCTCATGGTCTTGAATGTGTGGCAATAAATCGTCAAACATTGTAGAAAGATCATGAGTGGTGTGAACAAAATAAGCCGCGATACCCTCCGATAGTTCAGAGACAAAAGGCTGATACCAACCTTTGATTTGTAATGAGTTCCAAGGCTCTAATCCTTGAGAGACCCAACTGTTCAGTTCCTCTAGGCGCTGAGCAGTTTTTATTATGTGCCTCTCGTGTGCTTCTGAGGAAGGTAGGCAAACAAATTGATCTTCAAATAAAAGCGCATGCTTCCACATTAAAGTACCATCTTTAACAATCAATCGACAAGGATGAACCTTATCTGCAGAAGGTAGATTGTACAAACAATCTGGAGCAATATGCTTAGACATCAGATATTACCTTTGTTTTCTTCGTAATACTCCAAGTCTTTCTTCCAGTTATCCCCCGCATATTCACTGTAAATAACACGACCGATATCTCGGAAGCTGTCATAAAACAATGAGACTTTATCAATGTCAGTCAGTGCTTGATGAATAGGCGGACCATATACAATCAAGTTCCAGGTTGATGGAGATACAGCTTCAAACCCTGTAGCAGTTGCACGAAGCTGTTTAACTCTTTTGAATGGGATACAAATTGGATAATCCCAAAGAACTGGAGCTGCACGGAGGAGTTCGGAAGCACTGCTAAAGAGTACAAAGCTATTGATATGTCCATTACGGTACTCACTAATGGTTTTGTTTAGCCAAATGCGACAGTCTCTAACTGCACCTTTAGGAGCTACCCAGACATTTCCATGCCAGTGTTCTTGTAAAGGATTGACTTCTATGTTCGGGACTGAAGTTGCGTCGACAAGAACTTGTTGAACTGGATCCGAGGTTGGATCAAAGTCAATGCTTCCCATCACAGCACGTGCGCGATCAATGATCTGTGGTGTGGGATATAAGGGAAGCTTCAGTCCTTTAGCGGCGAGCTTATCCGATAAATTCTTCTGCGAGCGCTCTAAAGCTCTCTTGGCACCGACCTGCTTCGACTGCAAATGTTCTTGTTCCAGCATCACTAATTAATGTTATTAATACATTTTTGGACCAATCATTCTCGTCAATCTCTGTAAGCAAATCTCTAAGAAATCCAACGATCTCCTCGTCTTCTTCTCGTTCTGCTGTTTTAAGATCAATTTCGATGGACTCAGGCCACATGAACGTTGTGGAGTCATTTAAAAGATTGATGACTAATGAGCCAGTCCCTCTTTTTTCTACACCCGTAAGTGCAATATTAATGAGATCTGAAAGAATCAACTCAGCAGTAGCCATAAGGAACTGCTGTTCTTGCTCTTTCTCTTTGCCAAATTTCTTAGATGAAATTAGCTGTTGAAGTAGATCACTACGTCTTGACATATTTAAATGACTCTTTACTAAGGATAGGTTAATTAGAAATTTTCCGTGGAGTTTTCACTTTCATCATCTACAGTAGGTTTTTTAGGTGATGTAAATGATTGACTAGGATGGCGACCACTGAGCATGTCTTCTACTACAGCATTAAATCTGTCAGAGAAGTTTGAATCAGGTTCGAATAAAAGATTTGATCGGTCTTCTAACTCTTGCTGTGAAAATAGTTTCTCTTGTTCTTTTACAGCTTGTTCAAGATTATACTCAGCAATTTGCTGCTTTAATGTATGTAACTCACAGGCAAGCTCAAAACTTTCAAGATAAGAATCACAGTCAACAAAGACCCCAATTTTCTGGGGTATAAGGTGAAAGGGATTACAGCAGTACTTATTCCCACACGTAGATTTAACACCAGTGTAACCAAGATCACCCCACGTAAACCACATAGCAACGCGCTGTGGATGGTGTTGCGTACTAGTACTAATGCCTGGACGTCTCCACGGGAACTGAGGCATCCCATTGCCTTTGCCTTTATAGCCTTGCCACTCCCAACAATCATC